TCAATCGCCACTCTGCTGTAGCCTCTTGTCCTATTAGTCCCTCACCTGTAGTAGATGAAAAAATCGGACAGGGAGTCCCAGCAAATTTCATCGAATCAAACACGTTTCTATTTTGGCACATTAAAGCAACTGCTGCGACCTTCATACCCATATCATATAATACTTTAGCATTCTTTAATCTTACACAGTTTTCGTCATTGTAGACTTGTCCTGTGCTTATACCTATTATCTGTGTTTGTACTGCACCAGCTACACCTACTGTACATAAATCTGAACCACTTGCGTTAATGCTAGGGCTAATTGCACTAGGAGGGTTTGTCTTTACTGTACTCTTAGCATTTGTACTTGTTGTTACTGTGCTGTTACTTGTACTGTTAGTTACTATAGGGTCAGCAGAATGTGCTACTCCTACTAAGAAAATTAAGACTACAAATCCAGCAAATAAATTGTTACGCAATCTGTTAGACATCTAAGCTGTACTAATCCATCCAACTGAATTATCTGCTTGATAAGCATCTTCATCCCAAATTACTTTTTCTGAAGGTGGTTCTCCTAATGGAGACACATAATCATCATTAGCATTTAAGCTCCAAGAAGCAAAAGGTTTATCTGTTATAAATTTATCCTTTGCTTCATCATAAACATAATCTATACCAGCATATTGTTTTCTAATGTTGTTGTTATATGAAGTCTGTATATATGTACCAGCTCCAAATAAAGCAACACAAAATGCAATACCAACTGCTTCTGATTCGTTCCCATCACTATCAAGACAATCAGAATTGCCTATAACATTAACTGCTGTTACTACGTTGTTTTCATCCAATGTTGCAAAGTGTGCCATATATACTCCTAATTTTGAAATTTGTAACGAATAATAACAACACCAGAACCACCGTTTGCGGAGTTAGAGTTACGACCACCACCAGCACCACCACCTAAGTTTGCACTACCAGCTTGGGCTTGAGCTTGACTTGATACTGGATGTCCAGCAACAGCCCCTCCTGCACCACCATTACCACCACCACCAGAACCACCTGATGAAGCTCCAGCTTGACGGCCACCACCGCCTCCACCACCACCAGCATAAGTTACATTAGAGCCTGTTATATCAGAAACTGCTCCGTTTCCACCAGCTCTACCAGAAGCACCATTTTGGCCAGCAGCACCTTTACCGCCACCACCACCAGCACGTTCATTACCTGCAGCTTCACCACTACCACCAGAATTACCTTGGCCTGAAGCACCGCTACCACCAGAGGTTGGGTTGTCTCCACCTCCACCACCACCAGAACCACCACTTGCACCATTAGTAAAGTATTTACCACCAGCACCGCCACCAGTAGATGTTGTTCCTAAACCTGATGAGTTTGCACCATTAGAACCAGGATTTCCTGAAGAACCGCCACCACCAACTGTGATTGTATATGATTGAGCAGAAAGAGTTATGTTAGCAGCTTCTAGCATACCTCCAGCACCTCCACCACCTGCATAACCACCATTGAAATGTGGGCCACCAGAACCACCACCACCAGCAACAACTAATACTTCTGCAACTGCATTTCCAGCTGCATTACCAGCAGCACTTACAGCAAATGTTCCTGAAGAATTAAAAGTGTGAACTTTAAAATTACCATCAGTAGCTACACTACCACCTGAAGCAGTTACATACAGTGCATTACTAGTTCCATAAAAATCACTAAGCTGTATTTCACCTGAACCTGTAACTCCACCCTTTCCATAGTATTCACTAATTGCTATAGGGTTAGAGCCACCATACTCCGTTTGTATTTCACTAAATTTAATTTGTCCACTACCTTGTATAGCCATTATTTAGCCTCCAGTTTTTCTACTTTCGCAGTAAGCTCCTTGATTGCCTCTACTAATAAACCAATTGTTTGGTCGTACTGTAAGACTTTATATTCTTTACCATCATCGTGCTTTAAAGGGAGTTCTTTTTCTGATACTGCGGAAGGTAATACTTTTTCAACATCCTGTGCAATTAGACCTGCTGATTTTTTATCATCTGCGTTATAAGTAAATGTAACACCATTTAACTGATTAACTTTAGATAATGCATCTGTAATTGGCTCTATGTCGTGCTTCAATCTTTCATCTGAGATAGTAGTTGAGAAAGCAATTACGTCAGCATCAACGTGTAATTCAGCAGAAGCATTAAGCCTCATATATTCAGAACCATTTATATGCCATTCGTGAGTAGCAGTACCAATTGCCGCAAAGTCATTAGTATCTCTACCAATGTGCGTAACACCTTTTCTCAAGTCACCTAGTGATTCTGATAAGTGAGCATTGTCAATTGAGTCATCTGTGTAATGCTCAGAGTTAATTGCATTGTCTACTAACTTTGCACCATTTATAGCATCGTCAGCTATATGTGCATTGTCAATACTTCCGTCAGCGTAATGCTCTGAGTTAATTGCATTATCTGCAATTTTAGTACCATCTACAATGTCTGCTGCTAAGTGTTCTCTGTCAATACTTCCATCAGCATAATGTTCACTGCCTATAACTCCATCAGCAATCATATCTCCGTGATTAATTGCATCATTACCAATCTTAGCTGCGGTTACTGCGTCATCAGCAATGTGTGCTGTGTCAATAGAGCCATCAACATACTGAGAAGAGTCTACAGAATTTGCTGCTAACTTAGCTAAAGTAACTTGTGAGTTTCCAATATGTGCTGTTTCTATTGAACCATCTACATATTGATTTGTACTAACACTATTTGTACTCATCTTAGCTAGAGTAATTTGTGCATCAGCAATGTGGGCTGTGTCAATAGAAGCATCAGTATAGTGTTCACTATTAATTGCATTGTCTGCAATCTTAGCTCCTGTGATTGCATCTGCTGCTATCGAAGCTGTACCTACTGTAGTCCAATCTAAGACACCTGAACCATTTGTAAGTAACACCTCATTAGCATTACCATCATCATTAGGAAATACTAGCGTGTAACTAGCATTAGCTGAATGTGGTGGACTTTGTAATTTTATTCCATGTGAATTTTGTGAACAGTTTAATTGAATGTAACCATCTGCCGAGCTACCATCACCTTTTGCTATTGGTTGGTCTAATTGTGTTTGTACTGCTGATGTAACACCATCTAATCTATTTAATTCAGCAGCATCTGTTGTTATAGCTGTGCCACTAATCTTCCATTGACCAGCAGTAAGGTTAGGCTTAATAGCAGTTGTGCCATCAAGTAAGTTGTCTACATTATCTAAATTTGTATTTAATTTTGTACCCCAAGTATCCGCAGAAGCACCAACCTCTGGCTTTACAAGGGAGAAAGTAGTAGTTGTTGTATCTGCCATGCGTTTACTCCGTTATATTTAAAAAGTACCTTGCCATACTCGAAACTTGTCAAACTCACCACTTAGTATGTTTTTTTTGACAACATCTTTTCGAGCCTCTATATCATCCCATCTTACTCCTGCATCCTTGCACCATTGAGCCATGATGTGTAAAGGTATAGTGCCTACCAGTTTATTATCACCAGTAAAACCTATCTTAGCCTTTCTTAAATCTTCTGCTCTGTCTAGGCTAGGTTGTGTATCAAATGTACGTGCAACTTCAATTTTATCTTCTTTTCGGTTGTACTGTACTTGTTCTTTTATTTTCATAGTTACCCTTTATAAAAGTGTGGGAAGTTTAAGGAGGACTCCCCACACCATTATTCTACATTATTATGATGTAGAACAGTCAGCAACTAAACCTGATGCTTTTTCATTTTTAGAAATAAGCGTTAGTTCAGTCAATACTTGACGTTTAGTTGAGTCACCAGTTTTAGCTAACTCTGTATTCTTAGTTGGTCTAAGAACACCACAACCCCACATATCAGATTGCATAATCCAAACATCACGACCTCTGTTTTCACGAGTAGGTGTAAATTCTACTGTACCCCATGGAGTAACGTAGATGTCTACAGCCTTAACAACAGTTTTACTTGTTGCTTCGATGTGAGAACGTTGGTTGTTGTAACCTGTAAACGCTAGAGCTTTGTTCATCTGGAATGAGCTAAGATACACAGTATCTGGCTTACCACCATTTGTCCAAATAGACTCCATGACAGTATCAAAGTCTGCTTGTGTAAACACAGTCTGAGTTCCATCAGTTCTAGCTGTATTACCCGGAACAGTTCCAGTCGGATTTGCTCCGCCTGAACCACCAATGTTTGCAACATTAGTTTTTACATATGCTCCACATCCTGCTAACTCACGTGCTGCTGATGCTGAACCTGCCTCGTACTTATTGTTATCAAACAAAGCTTTTTCAATATCTAGCTTTTGTTCTTTAGCAATTTTAAGCACTTGGTAAGCCATCTCTGCTGCTCTACCTGCTTTATCAAGACCTTCGTCTGTATCAGGAATTATCACTGCGTTTTTAAAAATTTGAGAATAATTTCCTAAACGAGTCGTGGCTACACGAGCTTCGCCTGCTGTATCATCACCTTCAATGTGAGCATTTGCTGCACTTGCACGTAATGTATCAGTCTGCCACTCATGGTATGTGTTACTTGCTTTTACTTTTTTTGTAGATGAATAAAAGGGAGTTTCTTCAGGAGAGATGTCATAAATAACATTCTCTAAGTCTTCTCTTAGACCCTTTACATCATAACTGTCGAACGTGTGGGCTGGTTGAGCCATAGTATTTCTCCATTATGTATTTTGTAAAATTAGATTCAGAGCATCATCAATTGAGCCTGATTCCTTGAGTTTTGCCTGTTGGCGTGAACGAATTTTTGCAGTTGGAGTTGCTACTTTTTTAGCACCGGGTTTTACGACAGGTCTCGCAGACTTAGTTTTAACTACTGCCTTTGATTTGCCTGAGATAATATCCTGATACTTCATAGCATCGTGTAATACTTTTATAGCTCGATAGTCAGATATGTCTGAAATTTCCTCAGTTGTGTAACCATACTGAGATTTACCTGTATTGACTAACTGTTCCCTTAACTTGCTGCCTTTTGTAGAGTCGGCAAACTCAGGGATTTCTTTTTGTAGTATTTGCATCTGTTCTTGTAAATAAGCTTGTTTAGCGTTCTGTTGGGCAACACTATTTTGTTGTGATGCCTGTTGGAGTTGTGCCATTTGCTTATCATGATTAGCCTTTTGCTCCTCATACTCAAGATTTTTTTGCATGTACCCGATTGGGTCAGCATCAAATTCTGCTTTCGTAGGTTTAATTGGCTCTGGTGCAAATCCACCATTTTGGAGCTGTTGGTATAATTCAGCCATCTGCTGTCTTTCGTTATTCAAGGCTGTGTAAACTGCTTCAGCTTCTTTCTTTTGTGCTGCAACATCTTGCATACCTTGTTGGACGTACTTTTGTCCACTATAGCCTTGCTTTAAGTCATCTAAGGATACCTGTTCTTCCTGTCCATTTACTTTGACAGAATATCTATCAGGCTCTTCTTGACTGGCTTCCTCTATTGGGTCTTCGTCATCCTCAGAGTCAGAGGCTTCAATTTCTGCAGCTTCTTCTTCTGTTATTTCTTCTTCATCTTCAACTTCATCAATAACATCAGCCTCAGCAGTAATTTCTTCTGTTTCCTGAGATTCTTCTATTATTTCTTCAGTTGTTTCTTCAGGCATAAGTATGCTTGATACAGCACTGTCTATGTCTGTTATTGGGTTTTCAGTCTCGTTAGCCAAGGTACTGTACTCCTATTTAAGTTTTCGATTGTGCATTACTTCATCCGTTTTGATGGAGTCGAAATAATCATCAATCTTTCTAATGGCACATATCATATGATGTGCCTCCTCTCGCTGTTCTGTACTAGAATCAGCGTCTACAAAAACAGCAACTTGCTGCTCAGTAATCTCTTGTAAGGCTAATTGAAACGTGTCATCAGCCTGTAATGTCTTCATTCTAGCAGATTTTTCAACAATTGAAAGTTTCTGTGCCACTAGAACCTACCTCCTGTTACTGCTTGTGCTGGTGATTCTTGTGGGTATCTAGCTTGTTCTTGTGCTGCTTTAATTTGAGCTGTATCAACAGAAGTACCATATTTACCTAATATTTCTGCTACTTTAATCATTAACTCTTGGTCAAGTGCATCTCGCTCTCTGTCATCTACTGCAATAGCTTTTTGTGCGTCAATCTGCAATTTAATCATGTTCATTTCTGCAGCTTTATCTGCTTTATATTGTTCAGCTTGTACAAGAGCCTCACCATCTGTCATTTCAGGATTTTCTTGTGCTTGTTGTTGTTGCTGTTGTATTAGCTGTTGTTCCATCTCTGGTGTCATTGGATTAAAGTATCTGTCAATGTTACGTACACCTTGTAAAGCCAACATATCGCCTAGTGTATTACGTATTCCTGTCATAGTAACTAAACCATTGCCATTTCCATATTGATTCCATATTTGCAATTGCATCTGTAGTGCTTGATTAAGTGCTGCATGTCTTTCACCTTCTTGCCCTGTACCAACACCAACATTTACGGACATATCCATGTCTGTATTCCATACTCTTGGGTCAACTGGTTGAAAATTACCATGCAAACGCATGAGGGTCTCTTCACAACTGTTTTCTACTAAAAGATGTAACATTAGCTTAAATAATCTTTTCATGCCACCTTCGGCAATATTTCGAGCCATAACTTCTATTTGTGCTGACCCTTGTTGTGCTTGGAGGCGAGCTGCAGTAGCTGAGGTATTTTGTAAGGCATCAGGGTCAAGACCCATAGATGCTCGGCTTACACCAGATTTAGCTTCAACAGCATCGTCCATGTATTGCATCGCAGTTAATACCTGACCTGCGACAAAAGGAGTTGCAATATCTACCAAGGCTTGTGGTGACTTCATTCTTACAAGTCCACCAATTTCATTGTTCATTAAATCATCAACATTAACTTGTCCTTGTACGTAACCTTGTCTTGGCGAATTTGTTAGTGCTACGTTATCCATCATTCCTCTAAGCATTGCTGTAGAAGAGTCTTGGTCATTCATAAGTAAATCAGCTACGCTACGACCAAAGAATGTGTGTGGCTCAGGGTCTACTTCAAATACTGCAAATGGAACATCACCATATGGTTCACACTCTAATACTTTGTTATCACCACCTGCCATTAATATTCTGTACATAATAGCTACACCAGTACCTTCCTTATCCATTTTCATGTACGCTTCTGTAACAGAAACTTTTTTCATTGATACATCAGCAGATTGGTCTTCTTCATCTTGCTCATAGCCTTTACGCTCAAATGCTTCAGAATCTGTAAAAGTGTCATCTGAGCTTAACCCTGACAAATTAGATATTTCTTCAAAGTCATATCCCATTTGTACTAAATCACTAACTCGCATTTCTGTACGATGAGCTACAATTAAAGCATCATCTACACTTTTTGCGTTTCTGTCTACAATAAACTCTTCAGGTGGTACTGACTCCATTTGCAAATTACCTGTGTTTTTTTCGTGACTTATTTTTAAAGAATGCATAGGTACTTCTATTTCTACACCCATTTCGTCCATTTCCATTTCTACTTCAACAGAATGTTCTAATACTGTAACGTCTTCATCATCGACAATAGCTATCATTTCTTCTTCAGTAACGTTTGTGTATGAATGTATTTCAGCTTCTTTATTATCTTCCCACCATATTTTGATAACACCAGTTTTTTTAACTAATGCATCATGTATAGCATCAGTTAACAATCTGTAGCCATCTAGTTGCTGAAATTTCCAATGTGCATACTTTGTAGCTTGTTCAGCACCTAAAACATCTTCTTGACTTGTAGGTATAAATTCTACAGGGTTTTCAGAAGATAAAAACACACGCATAAGACTAGGCTTTATAGCACGAATAGTATCTCTTACTTTAGTTGACACTATTCTAGAACGACCATCTTCTTGACCAATATCTACTTCACCTTCAAAGTAACGTTGAGACTTTATTCTGTCTTCAGCTATTTCGCTTTCTACAAATGATACTGCAGCATCTAAAGCATCTTTGGCTATGTTTTGAACTTCATCATCAGTCATTTTCTTTAGTTCTGCCATTAGTTATCCTCTGTCATTGTTTTGTATATTTGCGTACCTGTAATAGTTGGTGTCATTCTAAGTGACTCAAACATAATAGTTGTTAATTCTTGCAATTGTCTTTCATTTACAGTTTTATCTTTTACTGCTTTGTACAATGTACTGAATATTTTACGTGCTTCTGTGCCTTTTGTTTTGACCATCATTTCAGCTAATTCTTTATTAATAATTGCTAATCTTCTGCCTTCTAATATATCTGTTCGTGCAATTTTATTAAGTAACTTACCAACAGTTGCTGATGCATCTGATGTGCCTTTTAATGCCCCACCTATAACTCCTTTTTCAACTGAAACTGCATCTCTTTTCATTTCTTCAACTGATGCACGTACAAATGTTTTTGAGTTTTGATTAACTGCTGCTTGTAAAGCTAATGCTGCTTCTGATTTATCTAATTCTTTAATAATTGCTTTATATTGTTTTTCATCTGGTATTAATAATCTTAATTTTTGTCTAGCACTTTTACTAGAAAATTCTTTAAATAATTTTTGCATTGATTGAACATCAGCACCTTTTGTTGCAGTTGCTTTAACGTTTCCTATCATTCTATCTAATTCAGCACGTAAACCCATCGCTACCATTTCTCGTTCTTCTTTACCTATATTTTTATCGTTAAGTTTTCTAGCTAAACTTGCAACAGTAACTTTTGGTGTCAAAGCAGTTTCACCAATTTCTACTGCATTAGTACGTGTAATAACTTCTTGTCCTTTTAATAATGCTTTTTCGTAATTTGGATTTAATTTTTTTAACGCTCCTGTAAGTTCATACCTCATTTGATTTGCATAAACTGAAAGACCGCTTTTCTTTACAGGGTCATATGCTAAATTACCTAATGCTCTTTTTAAATAATCTAATTGCATCATGTTTGGTTGTTTAATTACTTTAAACAAACCATCATCTCCAACTATCATACTTATTTGTCCTGCTTCTTTACCTTGCATTTGCAACAATGCGTTTGCCTCTTTTAACGCAGTTCTTTTTAAATCTTCAGGCATTCTTTGCAATACATCTAAAACAATTTCACCTTCTTTGGTGTTATAGTTAATTTTAGTGTTGTATGCTTTTTTGTAAGCTTCTCCACGTGGTTTTGCTGAGTCTGCATACAATTTAAGTTGCACACCTTCAGCATCTTGTTTAATTGGTGGGTTTGTACCGGGCACATCAGGCAAATCAGCTATATTTTTGTTAATACTTTTTTCTAAAGTACCTCCGACAGATTGCAATCTACCTTTAATAGCAGTGTCTATTATTTCTGCTGCTGCTCCACCCGATGCTGCAATAGCGTCTGTTAGAGCTCTTGTTGCTTCTGTAGCATCTGCAATCATTTGTTGTGAGCCACCTTTATTCATGTCTTTTAAAACATCTTTTAAAGCACGACCTGATTCATTTAAAATGTTTTTAAGAAGAGTTGCTGCACCAACACCTACACCAAATGCTTCTTGTATCATAGGAATTGATGATTGTTTTAAACCATTTTTTACAGCATGATAACCATAAGCAATAGCTTTTGGAGCTAAATATGATAGTGAGCCAGTTGCTAGACCTATTGCACCTTGTTGCACAGCTTGTGCTATAGCAGCAGATTCTCTTTTTTCACCTTCGCTACCTAAGTAACCACTAACACCACCTTCAATAAAATTAAATACACCACTAGCTCCTGCTGTAGCAAATATACCTGTAGCTAAAGGTACTGTTGCTAACCACGTGTAAAAAGTAGCAGGCAATGCTAAGGCTACTGGTAATGCTGTAGATACTGCACCAAATATATCAGCAGCCATTGCTTTAGTAGGTTCTGCTGTACCATAAGCCTCACTCATAGCTCTTATATTATTTTTAATTAAATCACCATCGCCACCAAAATAATTTACTATGCCACCTAATGCTTCATCAGTGCCTTTACCTACAAATAATGGTGATTGTAATAATCTTGCTCCTAATCCTTTTCCGGGGTTTAAGTCTAGTAGATTTTGTGCATCATCGACAGCTCTTAAATCGTTAACTGTTTCGCCTTCAAATTGTCCACCGAGTTGTGTAGCTTGAAATTCTGCTAACGCTTGTTCTACATAAGCAGGGTCACCTGTACTAAATCCTGCATCTTGGTCAATATATCCACGTGTTCCATTTGCCATTTGATAAACAAATCTACCTGAAGATACTCCATCTGCATTTTTAAAATCGGCTAATATTTCGTATGGTTTTGCTTGTTCTTCTACAGGCTGTGCTGATTCAACAACAGCTTGGTCAACAGCAGAATTATCAATCACTTGTCCTGTGTCATTTGTAATAGCTTGTTGATTGTTTAATACACCAGTAGGCTCTATAACATTTTGAAAACTATCAACGCTTTCTGTCATAACCGGTTCTTGCATAGAGGTTTGTGACGCTGCTGCTTCTAATTGTGCCTCTAGGTTTGCTCTTGATGTATCAGCAACAACTGGTGGTTTATAATCAGGATATTGAGTTCTTAATGTATTAACTAAATACTGAATGTCAGCTTTTATTTTATTAGCTTCTTCAGGTGATGAGGCTTTTTGTAACGCAGCATCAGCTCTTATAATAGTTTGTTTTAATTGTTCTAAGTCAGCCATTAATAATCGTTCATTATTCTATTTAGATTTGCATCGTCATCTTTCTTTTTTACTTTGGCTCTTATTGGTGCGTCATAAGTTTGCATGTTTTGGTCAAGCACGTGTTTTTCATATTTACCATAATAAATTGAATACCCATCTTCGCCTAATGTACTTACACGTTCATTGTATGTGTTCAATGCTTCCATAAGTTTATCAAGTCGATTTTGTGTAATTTTTTGCAACGTTTCAATTTGGAAATCTAAACTACCAGTGAATGATGCTTGTAAGAATTTTCTTTCTTCAACTGTGTCTAAACCCCTAGCACCAATACCTAATGCACTTATTAATGGGAAAACATCGCCACCCATTGAAGCTTGTAATAATTCTGTATTAATTGCTTGTTGTCCATCACCTAATCCTAAAGCTGATAACATTCTAGATGCTTGTGTATATAAAGGTTCAAATACACCTGTTCTAATTTCTCCTTCATCAGCCTTATCAAGTATATCTTGCATATCATGAATTTTTCGTATCTGTTGAATTAATTTTGGTGCATTTTCATGAATTGTAGTAAATCTTTTTAATTGTGGTTCTACTGCAGCAGTAACCCATGCATCTTGTTCTTCATCTTCAATTGTTACATCTACATTAACACCACCTGTACCACCAACTATAATTGCTCGCATGTCATTTTCAAAACTATGGTCAGGAACACCATCGCCATTAGAATCTCTTGTGTAATAAGTAGGGTTTTCATCTCGGAAGTTTCTTAATGCTTCTTGCTCTACTTGGAAGCTTGCTAAATTATCTTGTGGTACACCTATAATGCTTAGTTGTTCTTCACTCCATCCACCCGGAGGTGGAGATGCTAACAATATTAATCTTTTTTCTGTATCTGACTTAGTTTCCTCATTAACTGGAATTTTTAATAATGCTCTTTCTACATCTGACACGTTTTCTATGCCACCTTTATCCTCAATAATCTTCATAGCATATTCATGGTCACGCATTGTTTCTGTGCCTTTTACGTCTTGTGACATTTCAAAAGCCTTAGCAGGTGTAATAATTTTACCTCGTACCATTGCAATTAAATCAGGTCTCTCTTTTCCTTTAAGATATTCTATGGTTTGATTAATTTTTCCTTGTAATGCCTTGGCATCAGCTTCTGCTTTTTTTGTAGCATTTATACTATTAATTCTAGACTCTACACTATTAGCTAAATTTGCGTCAGGCTCTAATCTAAGTGTATTAAAACCAAGACCCATCCGATACACATCTTCTTGGCTCATGCCTTTAAACATTGAGTTGCTTATCCCTTGAAATGCACCACCAATGCTGTTGTTAGCCATTTGGGTTGGCTGTTCTTCTTCTTGTTTATTACCAAGCAGTCCACCTCCTGCCATTTGACCTAACAAAAGTCCACCAAATAATTGTCCAAGTCCTAATGACATTTTAGCCTCCGTATGCTTGTGTGGCTGCTGTCAAGTAATCAAACAGACCATTTTGTTTAGTTGTAGTTTGGGTTTCAGGTACTGGTGTGTTACCAAGTGCAGCAGTTACATAGCCAAGACTATTTACTGGCTGGTTAGCAAATCCTTTAAACTGCCCTTGAGCTGCATCAAATAATGCTTGTTGCATAGCTTGTTGTTGCATACCTTGTTGCATTAAGTTATTATTAACTTGCTGACCCATACCAAATCCAAGATTAGATATTTGTGCTAATTGGTTAGCTGCCCCTAATCGTTGGTTTTGTCCTTGCATTCCTGCTGATTGATTAGCTAAACTAGCTTGCAATTGATTGTTAATGTCTTGCATGCCAGCTTGTTGATTAGCTAGACCAGCTTGCATTCCTGCTGATTGGTTAGCCAGCCCTGCTTGTAATGCGTTTCCTTGATTAGCCAATGCACCTTGCATGCCATATTGTTGATTCATACCTTGTGCTTGAAGAGCATTACCTTGATTAGCTAAACCAACTTGTAAAGCATTACCTTGATTCATGCCTTGTGCCTGTAACGCATTGCCTTGGTTTGCAAGTCCTGCTTGTAACGCATTAGCTTGGTTTGCCAATTGCCCTTGCATATTGTTACCTTGATTAGCTAGTTGACCTTGAAAATTATTACCAATGTCTTGTAAGGCTGCATTTTGTGAGTTTTGAAACCCTGCTTGTCTTAGACCTGCTGATGATTGAGCTAACTGGCTTAATGTATCTCTACCAATCTCACCCATAGCAATACCATGTCGGCTACCACCAAAAGCATTTGCTGCCTGTGCTTGCCCTTGTAAGGTGTTAAGACCCATGTTAGCACCTCGTAGTATGTCAGCTTCATTAGCTTGCACTACAGCATTATCATATTGATTCATGTAAGGGTTTAGACTTGTTGCAGCTAGTGTTTGTGGTGTTACATTTGTACCAGCAACATTTGAGCCGGCAACATTAGAGCCAGTTACATTTTGTCCGATTACATTAGAACCTGTTACGTTGTAATTACTTGGTGTAATATTTGAACCAGCTACGTTTGTTGGATTGACTGCTGCACTTGTTCCTGCTACACCTACTTGACTAGGCTTGTAACCCATACCTAACGCAGAACCCATGCCTGCACCTTGTATACCTTGTGCTGCTAGGCTATTAATGTTTGGTGGAGTTTTTTGACCACCGGGTAGTCCTTGATTTGCCATTATAGACCTCCATATAAACTTGTACGTGGTCGGTAATTACTTGTTAATTTTTTAGCTTTTACTGCGTTTTGATGTGCTATGTCTTTTGCTTTAGGAACATAAGTTGATTTTTGTCCGTAAGCACTTTCTAATTGACTGTTTGTACTATTTGGACTTACTTGTTCTTCGTGTGCTACTCTATCTTTTGTACTCCAAGTATTTGGATTGTATGGATTGTAAGCAGGTTTTTGCCCACCAAAGTTAACACTTACGTTACCACCGCCACCGCCACCGCCACGTGCTAAATTTTGTGGCACAGCGTTTCCAAACAAATTGTTGTAAGCATTCATGTTTGCTGGGTCTCTTGCTGTAAGTTCTTTGAGTGCTTGGTCATATAATCCAATTGAGCCATAACCTTGCATACCATTAGCATATGTTGTAGGAGTTGGCATACCTGCTGTCGCATCTGTAGGAGCTAATAAACCAAAAGCTGCTGCAGTATTTGCATTGTTTTGCATTGCCTGTGTTTGATTTGGATTTAGAGCTGCGACTTGTCCACCTGTGTAAGGCATGTATTTAATTTGTTGTACAGCTTCTGCCCTTTGTAAGTTTCTGTCAGCTGGAGCACGTACCCATTCAGGTATTGTTGTCTCCGTTTTTTTGCTACCACCTTTTCCGCCACCACCACTCATGTCAAAACTCCTTCAATAATGTTGTAAACTGTTCTGACCAGCCTCTTGACTGCAAGACTTTTTTCCACCCTTTGCGTCCTGCTACTGTCATGCCATCACAGCCTTGTAATTTACCCCATGCCATTGCGTCATCGTGCATGTCCGTAATTTGTTTAATTCCATAGCCTTTATCACCACCTGCTAAGAATACATGAAGCACTTTCTTATTAGGATACACGATAACTTCTGTTACTGCACATCCGTTTGCACCCATCCATAGTTGCATGTGACCACTTATGACCCCATCAACAATGTCTTTAAAGTCATGCGTTTCACCACCTTTTTTCAGTGCTGACTCAATCCATGCTTTACCACGCATAAGTTCTTCTTGTATATTCATGGGTCTAATTTTATCCTAATCCATGCACCATTTTTAGAAACTACAGGACAACCCTGTGCCTTATCGTACATAATAATGCCATCTTGTGTAGCTTTACTATCTGCATTATAAAACTGTAACTTGTTTCTTGTTGTAGTTATAAATGTATTTAAACGTTCACCCCAAGGTTTCCAATCGCTACCTAATGGTGGTGGTGGATTTGCGACACTCATCGTCTACCTCCAGCATTTGCTTCTATACGCATGACACCTGACCGCCAATTATCATTACCTACACCTTGTACTTTTATTCTTACTTGTCTACCCTGAAACCTTACATCAGTAGGATTAGACATTGTAAATGCACCATGTGATGTTTCCGTATCATTAGGATGAAAACGTGTTTTAAATGTAACTTCTACTTGTCCTTGTGTTTTTTCGTCAGGTATAAGCTGTGTTACTTTCATAATGCTATCACCATTGCCAAGACTAATTGAACCTGATTCTGCAAAAGGTTTAGCAGAGCCTGTGTGCGTGTAACCTGTCTCTTGATTGTAAATATTACCACTTGCATCTGCCCATATTGGATTTGAAAATATACCTTGGTCAACACCTGCTGTTCTGCTTAATTCACCAGTAATCCAATGTCCTTCTTTGTAGTCTAATGCTACATATCTATCGTTTTCGTTTGACGTTGCTGATGGATAAAACCACCATATTTCACTGTGTTGTGAATTATGCACAGCATAAACTTTTGTTTTTTGTGAAGGGTTCATGCTATCAAATACATAGTCTGCTACTTCACATGCAATTTCTTTTGCTACTGAACCATCAAATGTAAAGAACCCATTTTTACCCATCCAAAAAGCACCTTCATCAATTGCAACTGCTCCACGTCTTGACGCTACACCACATGCTGTACCTACTCTTTCAAATCCATACACGAATGGAGCACCTGAATAACTTGCAATGTGTGCATCATTGTCTGTGAGTATTAGTGTACGACCTCTCATTCGTAAGCCACACATTATTTGACCAGTAGTTTGTAATTCAAAATCACCAGCTTGGTTGGTAGCTGCTGCACTCCACGTAGTGTTATTTTCTTGGTCACACCATTGTACTTTTCGAGGATTACCACCAGCACCTAAAGCAAAAACAAATCGTTCTTCTGTTACTACAATGCCTTTATTATTTATTGGTGCATTATTTAGAGCTGTAGGTTTGACACCAGTGTTGAGTAGCCATTGATATATCTTTCCATCTTTAGAAGAACATGCTATTAAGTTCTGTCCGTAAGTATCTAATGACCAAGTTGTAGCTTCAGAATATACACCTGATGCAGTTGGAGCATTACCCCAATTAGATTGACCATAGAACCCACCACCATAACCTGTATTTAAAGCACCACTTACTGTACCACTAGTTAAACCAGTAGGAGTTATATCAAAAACTGTTTGTGAGGGGTTTACATAATATAACTTTTCGTGTGTTCCAGCAGCTAAATGTTCTGACGAAGTATTGTCTAACCATGAAATCATAGCTCTTGGTGGTGATGCAAATGCACTAGCTTTTCTTGTTGTCCATCCACCTACAGGTCGCAAAGACCCATCAAGCCATCTGACAAGACTAGCATCTCTCCAACGATTAGAAGCTTGGAAATCTGTTCCATTTCTATATTGACCCGGTGGTATTTGTAAAGGTATTAATGCCATATTATGCTGCTATCTGTGTCCAAGTTACGGAATCATTGGTTATGATTTCCCATTTTTCTCTACCTATTGTAGCTACACCAGATGTTGCACTTAATGCACCCGATGTACTTTGTACTCTGTTGCATGTTGCTAAAATACTAGATTCAGGTTGCGTAACTGCATGTCCTTGAAATATTTGTTCGGAATCTGAGACCACAGTCGCAGTTCCAATTGAGGATGCGATACCACCTCTCGTGGCAAATCCTAATACTGCAATACTAGCATTAGCTGTTGGTGTACCTGAACCAAATCTTACTTTGTTACATATAGCTGCTACTGAAGAAGTTGCTGGTAAAGTTACTGCAATTGAAACTACAAACACTCCAGAACCTGTAAGACTAGCTACTGCCGATGAAGTCGCAGAGCCACCTCTTGTAGCAAAACCAACTGAAGTAATTGCACTTGTTGGAGACGCTGTTGCTCCACTAGTTCGAGTTCTTGTTCCATTGCCTGTTGAGTTAACAGAAGTTTGCGATGAACCTTCTATTAATACCGAACCTTCAGGAATTCTTCTTGCTACACAAGATATACTTGATGCAGCACTTGCTGTAGCTGATGATTCACGTACTCTCTTAACTTCAGCACTAACTGACGATGTTGCTGTTACTACTGTTTGTAAATCTCCTTGAGTAAATGCATTGATACCATATGACCCCATGCCATAAGCAAATTCATCAATACGTTCTATGATTACAACTTCACCACTACAACTAGCAGAAGCTGTTACTGTAGTTGTAGCACCACCCATTCCAATTGCTACTGCAAAACCGACAGCAGGTATTGTACAAGTTGCTGTTAGTGAGGCTGAGGCATCCTTAACATCACCAGCACTCGACCCCCAACTACGTAGTCCATAGTACGACTCACCATACTCAAAAGCCATTTACTTTAGTTCAGCGTTATATCTAAGTCACCTGTCGGTACTCGAAACACGTCACCAGTTTCAATAACTTTAGAGGCAGACAATGTCGCATATGCCATCATGTTTCCTGATGAGGCTGCATCAAATACTGCAACGTGTGTTACTGTTCCGTAGTTACCTGTAGCTGTAGGAAATTCTACTGCTGCGTTGTTAGATGTTGTAGCACCTGACGTTGTAAAGTTGACTGCTTTTCTTGTATAGCCACCACCACTAACTTCAGTACCACCACCAGTTTCACCCGGAGCACCTGTAAACAATGCTAAGTAATGCTGAGATGGAGCTGAGTAAGCTGCACCTGCAAATACGTGGTCTAAAATTTCTGTTTCTAAAAAGTTTGTAAAACTCATACTAATCCCCTCACTTTAAGAGTTAATCCTGACCCACTATAACGTGCATTGTCAGAATATTCATTTAATCTAGCAACTGCTGCACTATACATCTGTGCCCAGACTGCTACCCTTTGGTCTTCTGCTAAGTAAGGTGCTGAATGTAATAACGCTCCGTAGAGATATACATCAGGTGCTTCTAGCAAAAGCCAATTATCTGAGGTGCTTGCACTAAGGGAAGGTATCTTCTGATAGTAAAGCAACTCAAAATCTGTGTCGTTTCCCGGAGTTGGGTACAATTGAAATTGTCCATCTGCGTGTGTGTACATTCTAGGTGTACCTGTGGCATCTGACTCTGATTGACGTTTGTCAGCCATAGCATCTCTAGAAACAAGGTTTAATACCGATGTTCCTGTGCCTGTAAGATGTAATCGTATTGTTTCTAACCAATCAGGAGGTGTTTGCATGTACTCATCTAATGCTGATTGTTGACCACTAGACCTTGCTTCCATCTTAAAGTGTCTAATATCTCTATTCATTTGAGCTTCAGCTAACGTAATAAAGTCAGCTATTACTGCTGTTAAATCATCTCTGTTAACAAAGTCAGCTATAGAAGCTTTTAGTTCTGTGTAATTAGATAAAGCCATGTTATCTAAATCCTTGTGTTAGTCTTGGTTGCATTTCCATTTCATAGTTACCATCTCTTAAACCTTGTAAAAAGACTTCTACCATTTCTGGTTGTGTTTGTTCTAGAAAATTAACATAATTTTGTTCGTCAGCAGTTAAAGCTGTTATGCCTTCACGAGCCCTAAATCCATTCATAGCTTCTGGGGTTAACGTATCACCAGTAAAGCCATATGTTTCAGTATTACCATCTACACCTATACCAAGATTCCTTACACCAGAACCCATTGTCTCTTGTAAAAATTTTTGTTCTGCTGCAGTATTTAATCCTCTAGCTCCTACCCCTGCCATTACTGCTGGGTCTATCATCATCATTGGGTCTGTACCACTAGCATTGTTTGTGTTTACCATTGAACGCATATTAACAGGACTTAAATCATCTGTAGTTGTTGTAGGATTAGTAGTTGTGTTACCACCCATAATGTTAGTCAAGAAATTATCTCCAGCAACTTTTCCAGCACGTTTCTCTGCACTAGTACCGAAACCCATAATTCCAGCATCACCAATAAAATTTCTAGCTCCACCTTGCAACATATCTAAAATTTGCTCAAATGTAAGTTCATCTTTCATGCTTTCTCCTGTCTAATTTAGCAGTAGTATATCATTGTAATAAACCAAATTTTGGACTAAATTCTTGTTTACCATCCATAATCCCTTTTGTATCTTTGGTTGACTTTGTTGACTTCTTGACTGTATTGATTGACCACTCTCCTGTAAACTTCTTGTGATTTGCTGGTAGCGTTCTTTCTGTTTTTATATTGCTCGCCATTACGATTCTCCTTCCAATTGTTTTGTAAGAGGTCACCATCAGACCTATAGTAACCTAATTCTACTTCACCTAAGTCTGCATCTATTATAGCCTGTTTTACCAGTTTTTTAAAGTCAGCATTTTTTATTGTAGGCACACTATCTTCAAACAAAGTATAGTTAATTATATCTGCACCTGTTGCACTAGATGTTGGTGATATAAAATCGTTTCCTATTTGTTTAGTTAATTGAGCATACAATCTTTCGTTCTCTTCTTTAGTTAATTGCCTGCCTATATCTAAATCTACAGCGTTTTGATTAGCTACTTTTTTATCTGCAAAAGCTCTGCGATATGAAACACCATCTTGTTTAAATAGTGTTCCTACTACTGCAGCATATGTTTCTACTAAATCTATGTCAGCCTTATTAATACCACTAGCTTGTGTACCTGAAAGAATACCACGTACTTGCACATTAGGATTTATTTCTCCTTTCCAACCACCAAAGCCTAAGAAGTTACCCGGAGATACAATACCTATTTCTTTAGCTAACATATCTACACCATTTTCATCTAAGAATACGCTGTACATATCTTTAGTGTAAGCAGCTACTTCTTCAGGTTTTGCGTTTTTAATTCCGGGTAAGAAATCTGTTGTTGTTCCCGGTACAGCTTCTAAATTAATGTATCCAAGATTATCTTCGATGCCATCAGCAAAACTATAAGATGCTTTTAAGAATTCATCTAAATTGTATTCGCTATCGTAAACAGTTGTTTGGTAAAACTTATCAAATTTTCTTTGATTTTCAGGAAAGATGTCATTGGCATTATTACCCCAGCCTTTTTCTTTTACTGTAGCATTAATAAAGCTTTTCATAGCATCGTTACGTGCTTTAACTGCTACCCATACAGATGATTGTGCTTGATGTGGTCTCCAACCATTCTTAGTAGCTATAGACTGAACAATCTTTTCCATCACTTCATACTGTCCACTACCGGGAACTTCAGAGTCTAACCCAAAAGCTCTTGCCATCCACAAATCTTGTGTTGTTGTGTTTGCTGTAACTTTAGATGGGTCTATCTCAATCATTAGATTTTCATAGAATGAGTTTGTTTTTCTACCTTCCCAAGGTATACCATTAAGTACGTCAACTATTTTTTTACTTTGTGCAGCAGGAAATCTACCTGTTTCTATAGGCATTCCTGCTTTGTATTGTGAATAAGCTTTAAATGCAAAAGATGTGTTTGTCGCAACTGATGCTCCTTGACTAGTTATTGCAATTATCTGTGCTAGTTTCTCTGCTTCTACTTTATCACCATTGACAAGATTTAGTATTTGTTTAGATGAATCTTCATACCACATTCTTGCATCAGCACCTTCAGTAGCCATTCTATCGATTTGTGTTATCAGTTTGTTTAGCTTTTGTGGTGTGTCTACAGATTTGGAAAAGCCTACATATGTACCATCGTTACGTCTTTTAAAATTGCTTGATTTCATTAATGGTGCAGTTTCACCTAACAAACCACTATCTACACCTAATGATTCAGGGTCACCTCTTAGCAGGACATCTTTGTTTCGTAAATAATTAGGTAATCTATTAGCTCGTTCTGCTGCTGTTAATGCAACGTCACCTTGTGTTTGAAATGCTTCTAACTCACCTAATACTCTGTTTCTATAGTTATCATCACCTTTTATAGCAGCTTGTCTCTCGAGGTTTACAATCTCTTCTTCTAACACTTGTTGACGTTTTGTTAATAAAACTCGCTCATCTTTAGTAAGCGATGTATCTTCCAGTCTTTTTTTAATTTTATTGATGTCATTACGTGCTTTATCAACACTACCATCAGCTTGTAAAATTCTTGATTGTTCTGCTCTAGGTGAACTACCACCTGCATTGTTTTCTATGTCTTGTGCACCATGTTGAAACTCATGTAATGTTTTACCTAAAGATGAATATGCTTTTGCTTTTGGTGATGCACTATATTCTTCTAATGATTTTTTAGCAGCAGGATTAAAACCTATAGTAGGATTACCAGCATCTCTAGCATAATAACCAAACGCACCACCTTGTAAATTAAACACATATGGTTTGACATCTATGTCTGCTAATTCAGGATATGCCTTCATTAATTCTGGATGATTTAAACGTTGGTCACCTCTAATAACTAAGTTTGTATCCATAGGTTCAGTTATATCTTTTAGACTTGCATTAGAATCATCAATCTCCATTCTCCAGCCACCATCTTGACCTTTAGCAAATCCAGTTTCTTTCCATATAGTGTCAGCATCAACACCTTTACTATGCATTTCTTTAGCTTTGTTTAATTTATCAGTCTTTCCAAGTCTTACTGCTCCTTTCTCACCTATCATAAATCCAAGAGGTTTAGGTGTAACCATATCTAATAGATTTGCACCCGGCATTATGTTTGTACTTGTTGCTAGTGGGTTGCTACCATTTTGAAAGAATTCAGCTAATGCTTGTTGTTGTGCAATTTTAGGTAGTTTTAATATATTTTTTGGTAAGAATGTTAATGCTATTAATCCTTCTAAACCATGTTGCTGAAACAGTTCACGTCTGCCTTGTTCCGTACTTAACATTTCTACAGCCATATTACCTACAGCACTTGCCATAGCTTCATTTTCTATAGATTGTTCTGATGCACCTCTAGTTCTAAATTCTTTAAAAGCTGCCTCATATTTTTCAGGTGTTATTGTGTCATAGAATACATCACCTAAATTAGTATTTGCACCATCAAGCAACCTTAACAAGCCTGTGCCAGTCTCTATAGGATTATAAACTGCTTCAAGTGTGCCTTTAGCTAATGGAGCTACTTGCGATGGTAAGTTATATAAAGTATTATCTAGTGATTGAAAAAAGTCAGCTTCAGTAGTTGTAGGTCTAGGCTCGTAACCTAATTTGCTGAGACCACTAGGAATTAAATCAACTATTTCATTAGCAACTTCTTGCGATGGTATATAGTTTTCTCTATAAAAAGACAAGCCCCCAAGTAATCCATCATACAGTTTACCAACTATACTTTTGTCATCTTCTTCTAATAAACCTGCCATTACACTATACCTTTGAGTTTACGTCTCAATGGTTTATCCCAGTTCTCGTTAAATGGTTTGTATCCTATAGCCATATATCTCATTGCATCTGCACCATGTGAACTCCAATCGTGTCTTGGTCTCATCCTCCATGTCTTGCCATTGTCATCCCAGTCTCTACTGTAAGCAAGTAATGAGTCAATCAGTTTCTCACATGATACCTCATCAAAATAGCATTTGTCTAGCATTGTTCTGACTTGTTGTATGCCATCGTCAACTAATAATGATGGTGCTATCTCTATGTTTCTAATACCTAAGTCTTCCAGCATTTCAATACGTGACTTACCTGACCCTAATTCTCTAACTCTTACATCGTGAGGTAGTACGTGTTGGTCATAAACATAACCTTTGTCTTGCAACACTCTAACGTAATGCTCTAATCCTACACCACTAGCTTCATAGTAATCAATAATGTGAACCTCAGTTCCTACAAACTGTGCAAAGATTATTGACGTACTGTCACCAATTCCTAAATCCCAACTTGTTATAACACCTTTGGCTCTATCGTATGTTACTTTACCTATTCTGTCCTCATCTTTAGCTCTGCGTAATTCAGCAGAATAATATGCACCTTCACTATATACTAAAAAACCACCTTCCCATATATGCTCATAAGACTCAGGACGTTTTTCTTTGTCTTCTAATCTTTGTTCATTTAATACACTAGGAAACCAACCATTATCTTGCCAATTCATTTCAACAATCTTGGCTTGACTTGGAAACTTCTCACGAAATCGTTCATGTGTCGCTGAATATTTAGACTCAGGATTCCATGTAACCCATATCTCTGAGTTAAATCCTATACTCTTATCTTCTTCACGTACTGTTGGCATAAGCAAATCCCATGCTCTACCACTTACTGACTCAGCTTCATCAACCCAAGCTATAAGAATACGTGACTGTGATTTAATACTGTCTAATGAACGTCTCAATCCTGCGAAAGTGTAGGTTATGTTGCCATCTTTACTACGAATGTAACGTTCACCTATTTCATAATACTCTGCTAACCATGGCACTGATAATATAGCTGTCTTTACTTCTGCCATAGATGATTCATTAAGCGAATTCATAAACTCACGACCACAAAGTATTGTGCCTCTGACACCTGACATGCCCCAACGATAACCAAAAACTGCTGTCATTAATGCAAAGCTTCTGGTTTTAGAACTACCTCTGCCTCCATAGCTCCCTCTAATTCGAGCTGTGCCTTCAAAGACAGGGATTAACTTATCAGGTAATTGTATGTCTACTACTTCACTCACTCTTACTGACTAATTGTATAACAGTTGGCTTCATAGATTCATCACTAGATTTTATGTCTTGCTCCATCTTATCGTGATAGCCATGCTTACCTAATACAAGCTTAGTTATAGCTGAGTTAAATGTGCTGTTGAGACCCCCGTTTATAAGGGTTCTTTCTTGGTTTTGAATTGTTAGCCTTAATATGTCGGAAAACTTCTTATTATCTTTGTCTTTTGCCCACTCATATAATGTGTCTCGATGAACACTTAAATGTTTTGCCATTCCCTCAATACTTGGAATCATATCTCCATACATTTGATAGTCATCTATGTAAGCAAGAGCTTTAGCTTCTATCTCTTCATTCCACTTAGTTGGTCTAGCCATTAAAATCCTCTCCTGTCATAAGTGTGCCAATACTCATAATCTTCTAGTAAATTACCAAACAATTCTTCTGCTTTATTTCTGACAGCATCCCATCCTTTTCTATTAGCAAGATACATAATATCTCTAGCGTTATCCTGCGAACAATTTAAACTTTGCAACTCTTCCATACATTGTTCACAACTCTTAGACATTTATTTACCCCAAGAATTTTTAGCAGTAGCCTGTGCTGTCTTAGTTAATTCACCAAAATGAAATAGTCTTACACTTGTAGCAGTATGTGTCTTGTTACTATGCAGTGTGCCATCGTCCATCTTGTGCATGTTGCCATTAAACGCTGTACCATTCTTTAAATAATGTTTAACACCTTTCATCCTATGCCCCTGTTCTTTGCAGTTTTAGCAGCCTGTCTAAAATTTAGTGCTGTTGGTCTACCCTTAGCACCTTTAGGTTTCATTCTTTCACCACTACCAGCTTTGATTCTTTTTTGTTTAGCCTTTATGTTGTCGTACAATCCTCTTTTCTTTAACATAGCTATCTCCAGTAATTAGTTAGGACACTCCAATATAATTGTAAACACTACTTTGCAATACCAAAAAAAAATGTCCTAGCTAATTAATTCTCTCCAATCATCAGGTAAATTTAAACGTAACCCTAAATCGTTTTCTACCCATGCAATTATTTCATCTAAATAAATACCCATCTCTTTTGTGCTAAGACTTGTTGTTGATTTTAGCACCACTCTTTGTTGCTTGGCAACTTCTTCAACTCTGGTCTCTAAAAATTCTGACTGACAATGAACATGAATAGCATCCTTAGTGTTACCTGTTTCCGTTTTGATTTGTTCTATGATTGACCAATACATAGCATTTTGTTTCTGCGTTCTAGTCATGTTGTTAGGTTTAATAGATATAACAGCTTCATCACCACTAGAGTTCTTAAAGAATGCTGTAGTCATACCTTTAACAATTTCAGCTTTAGGTTTGTCTCTTTTTATTATTCTATTTAATGTCTCAGTCATTTTAAACCTAGCTTTCTAAGTTGTCGTTCTGTTCTAGTAATAGCAAACTGTGCCATCTCTTTAATAAAATAGGGTTTGTAGTATGGATGGTCAAGAGTGTCGTACAGCAAGTGACATGCATGACATCCCCAAAAGCCTAAGTCATCACCATGTTCATCTTTAGCCTTTTGCCCCATCGCACCAGAATTTTCGTGGCAGTAGACTACATTGCAGTTGCCCACACCACTATCACAGACATCACTACGAAACGTGCAGGCTTTACCTCGTGCTGATTTAGTTATTGCATTCTGTTTAATGACCTATACCCCAATCTATAAATTTTTCTATTACATCTGCTACACAATATACAACAGCACACTCAGCACCATTATCAGATAGTTTATTCATCATTTCTGTTTGGTTTTTACTCACTCTACCTTTTGGTATTAAACCATTCTTTGGTCTTTTAACTTCTAAAAAATAACTCATGCCTTCCCATACAAAAAATAAATCTGGCACGCCACTTTTAACACCTTCAGCTCTAAACTTTGCAGCCTCAATTTTTCCACGTTTACCACCATTAGGAATAGCAAAATAACAAACACGTCTAATGTCTAAATATTCACATATAGCTTTTTGTACTAAATGCTCATCATTTTTCATTAGTTTTTTTCTCTTTGACTCTATCCATAACCATACTAAATTTAAGTTGGTCACATAAATTGATAATCTGGTCTTCAATATCTTCTTTTAATTTTCTGTCATCTATTTTAGAAAGCAGACCATATAATTTATAAATTGTTTCTACCGCATCATCATTCGACATTACGTTGCAGATTTTCCTCTGCTCCTAAATAATTTGCTAGACCATAGATTGCCCAATGCAGTGTTGGTTTGTCTCCTTTAATACGATGTGTAAGTCCACTCAATGAACACCCTAAAAAATTAGCACATTCTCCCTGTGTTATTCCTAATCTTTTAATTTCAGCAGGAATAGAATTGTAATATATTGTTTTCATAGTAATAATATATTGTAAAAGATTCTATTATATCAATTAAGATATTTTGTGTAGGTTTGTTTAACTTTTTTTTCTAGATTTAATTTCGCTTTCAGCGACTTACCTATGTAAAGCTAAGGGATAAATCCCTTTTTAAGAGCAAGTAACTTTTGTTTTTTTTCTTATCGGGTAATTCCTGAGCTGAGGCTTTCGGGGCAAAGAAATCCCTAACCACTAAGAAAGCAGTTAGAGATTGTCATCGGTATAAGTCCTTCGCAGTATTTATCCGTATGCCTGAAACCATTACAACTAATCAGGTTAGAGTCATCGCTACCTTGTAATAGGTACTCAGCCTTCTGCACTCTACGCTAGATTTTTTTATCGCTTCAAGGTGGTTACCAGTATAAAGCTTCTTATCTAACATCAATCAACAGCTTCTTGGAATACATAGCTAAATCTCTTTTTTTACTGTAGTGAGTGAAGCATGTATAGGCTAGACATATCTACAGTCGTATCCTGATAGTTGCTAAGATGTCATAAGAGGGTATAATACGTCTCAAACAGCAGGGGCAACTGCCAGTTTAGAAGAACCTCAAGAGAACTTAATCAAGCTCTTGGGGTTTTTTGTTTTCTAAACCAAGAACTGCAAATCATACTCTCTTTTAAGAACTACTCAAAACTTTATTTAAAAAATAATTGTATTTAATTACACAAACTGTATCGTATCTGATATAATGACTTTGTCATCGAGACATTTGGTGACACTTTTAACTTAACTAGGAGATACAATGAAACCAACAATGAAGAAAATTAGAAAGCATTTTGAACATCCTGAACATGCAAATAGGTTAGAAAATAGTTTTAAAGCTAGAGCTAACAAAAGAATAGAAATTGCTAAACGTAACGCTGAAGCAAAACTTGATGCAATTGAAACAGGATTTTTTAAATAATTTTAACCGGGGAGGGCAACCTCCCCACAAACTAGGAGATACAAATGACTAAAGCAGTAAATATATTAAGTGATGCACTTAACAAAATGGCAACTGATGATGAGGACAAAATGTTTCAACCATCAGCAAATAAGTTTGAAGATTTTAAAGTAGGAAATAAAGTTAAGTGTTATCATTTTTGGATGATGGAAGATTCTTATCTTGGTGAAGTTACATTACTCGAGAAAAGGTCAGCAGAAAAAGATGCAGACATATTAGGTTTTACTACTCAATACTGGACTGTTGAATTCGATGATGGTCATGTTAGTGACAAGTGGTTTAAATCTGATACACCTAAATAATACAATGGGGAAGTCTATGAAAATAAACTTCCCCTTTTATATCGTCTATGATATAATCACATTGTGATTGATTGAATCACATAACAAAATAGGAGCTACAATGATTAAAGATATTAAACACCTAAAGGCTGAAGACAAGCCAAGAACATATTGCCTTAACTGCAAATCTGAGACAGGTTATGGCAGAGGTACTGAACCAACTAGACATGACATCCATTGGTGTTCATCTCCATGTTGGAAAGAATACTTAGAGGAGAAATAATATGGAAACTTTAGAAGATTTTAAACGTGGAGATGCTTGGCAGTCACAATGGGAAGCTAACTTTGATAATGCACGTGATGAGTGCATGTCTGAGGCTGACAATATTTTGATGGAAGTTGAACACATAGTTCACGACTTAGACCAAAGACTTGATGTACAAAATACTCGTGTCTTGGCTAAAGCCATTGACCAATTAGAAGAGCTTATTAATTACAGGTATGTTTATCCATATAACAATGAGCCATACGATTATATTTTTAAGGAACAGATTGTTCAGATTGTAAAAGACCGGCTATCTTATGATTTGGAGGTTAAATAATGAACACATCAGATTACTACTTCGATGAGATTAACTCTGAAGAAAATTTACAGGAATTAGATAACAATGAACCACAAATTGAGGAGAATGAAAATGAGTAACCAACAAAATAGAGTCTTAGCATATGTTAGGACTAACGGAAGTATAACATCACTTGAAGCCATAGAAAATTATGGCATAACTAGACTTGCTTCAACTATTCACACAATGAAAACAAAAGGTCATGTCTTTGAGCATGAACATGAAGTTAAAGTTTCTAATCGGTTTGGAGAAGATTGCAGAGTCACAAGGTATCATTACAAAGGTATGGAAAATAAGGAGAATTCATAATGGAACAAGTATTAGATAAATATGGTTTGCCATTACTTGAAGCAATGTCCATACAAGGCAAAGAATATGTATTGGTTAAGACTAGGCTTCAGTATTTTCGTAAACATTACGAGAACGCTGACATTAAAACTGAGATACTGCATTTTGATGGTGACAGTATTATGGTCAAAGTTATTATCTTTGTAGATGGCAAGAGTGTATCGGAAGGTATTGCTCATGAAGAAAAAGGTAAAAACTCTATTAATGCAACATCTTTTTGCGAAATAGCACAAACTTCAGCATTGGGAAGAGCTCTTGGCATATTAGGAATAGGCATAACAACGTCAGTTGCGACATGGGATGAGGTTAATGGTGCTATCAAGCAGCAAGAAGCTAACGCTAGAGAAAACGAATTGGCTCAATATAAAGCTGAAAGTCTATCTGCAAAATTAATTATGTCTATTGAAGCAGACGATGAGGAAGGTGTTACTGAAGTTGAAAAAGATTATAGAGGTGACACACCATTAGCAACAAGAGTTAAACTTACGTTAAGCCCGGAACATTTGGAGTGGATGGCTGAACGTAAAGAACGCAAGTCTTTAGAAAGTAAAGAAAAGGCACAAACTAAACATGAAACTAATGTTCAAGCAGCAAAAGAGTTTGCAGAAAAACAAAAAAACTCAGAGGTATAGTAGCACCTACGCTGAAGTCGGGGAATCCTATCCTCGTTAGTTAAAGACAAATGCTACTGGATTGATTGCCCTAAGCAATCACCTAATTTAATTTAAGGAGACGTTATGAACAAAGTAATATTACAAGGCACGTTATCAGAAGAACCACAATTTAAACCTACTAAAAATGGCGGTGTTGTAGGTTTATTGAGAATTGAGACAATTGAACATTACAAAGACTACCAGACACAAGAAGCAAAGCAAAGCTCACAGTGGCATCGTACAGTATTGTTTGGTAAGCTTGCTGAGACTGCACAAGGTATGAATTTACGAAAAGGTAATAATCTTATAGTTGATGGGCAATTAATAACTCGAAGTTATGTAGACAAAACTGGACAAAAAAAATGGACAACAGAAGTCACTCTTTCCGGTTTTAAAGGCTCAATACAATTAATTGATAGTGCAGGTGAATTTGAAGGTGACATGGCAATAGGTGCAGTTTCTGAACCTGTAGCATCACAAAGAATAACACCAGTAGCAACTGACGAGGAGTTTGAAGATGAAATACCATTTTAAAATATTAGCATTGGCACTATTAGTTACAGGATGTAGTGCTCTGCAAGACAAACGTGATTCATTGTTAATACCACCTGATGTAATTGGTAATCAACAATTGATTTGCTCAAGCGAAGACATGAAGTTATGTTCAGGTTTTCTTACTCAGAAAGATATAATTAAGGAGAAATAATATGTTGACATGGAAGCCCAAAAATAAGTTTAAGCCTTATATCTCGGTATCACTAAACAAGAGTTATATTGAAGAAACGTGGTCAAAAGAAGCATTTGAAAAAGTAATGCGTAAACATGGTGTTGAATTAGACAGAAGAAAATCTATGACTAGATTGGTTGAGGAAAATTATGACTTACTTGCTTAATGCTACAACTCCTCTTCTTGCATTAATTGGTACAGGACTGGTTTCAGCCGGTCTTGTACTACTCTTAATGACACTAGGTATGCCTGATGAAAAGTAAATACTCCGATGAAGACCTTATGGCTTTTGCTGATAAAGAAACTTCAGGTGAGAAGGCTATGGATATATTAGGTGACCTACTTAAAGGTGATAAAGAGTCAAAAATTTTAGCAAAACGTATTGCTGTTTATGTAGAAACTCGTAATGATTTAATAAATTTATTATTGCAAGGAGAAAACAAATGAGAAAGCTATGGTCATGGTTAATATTTTTTTATAGCATTGGTTTTATAATTGAAGTGTGTGCTGTTGTGTACATTGCTATGTGGTTTCATCAGTACGAACAATATATACTCTAATGGGTAAATTAAGAACCATTGTTTATATACTAGACGATGGTACAAAGATTAATTGTAGGCAATTAGCTAATATACTTGGTGTAACTGAATCGGCTGCACGTAATAGATTAAACAGAAGTTCTGACCCTAAAAAAGTTTACAAACCTTATGAATTAAAAGCAGGTAGTAAACGTCCTTGGGGTAGTAAAAAGAAGTTAGACGAGCAAAAAAAAGTTAAAGATTCTGAAATGTGGAAACTAGTTATGAAAAATATTTAACTTTATTTAATTAAATACTTTACATTTTTATATCATCTATGGTATTATTTCTCTGTCAACGATATTTTATTGACAAACTTTTAATTTAATAGGAGATACAAAGATGGAAATAGTAAATGAATATAACAGAGTAGAAGAGCAAAGCTTGTTTACAAGACCTGCAGTTTATTTAGATGACACAAACAATAAGGTTGTTGAAACACACAAATGTATTGTAAACGATGAAGGCTCACCAATAGCAGTAGTAGGTAAAAATTATAACCTAGTGCAAAACGCTGACATCATGCCACAGTTTCACGATGTAATACTTGCATCTAACTTAGACAAAACTGGCATGACTAAGAAAATCCAACAATCACACCAAGGTGCTAAGACAATTGTTACTTACACTTTTCCAGCACATGAGATGGAGATTGCTCCGGGTGATTCAGTACAGCTTAGAATTATGGTTCTTAACTCTTACGATGGTTCTTGGAAGTTTATGTCTATGGTAGGAGCTGTAAGAATGGCTTGTATGAATGGTCAAGTAATTGCTGATGCTTTTTCTGAGTATAGTGCTAAACACACAAGAAGTTTAGACGTTGACATGGCAGTAGCTAAACTTGAAACAGCTCTTGAGGTTTATACAAAAAATGTTGAGTTGTGGAAAAAGTTTCCTAAAGCTAATATATCTAATGCACAAGCTACTGCAATTTTTCAAAAGATAGCTGGTAAGAGTGATAGGCTTGAATTGTTACTTGAAGAAACTTTTATCAAATATGTTGATGAAATGGGCAAAAATGTTTGGGCATTGTTTAACACATTGACTGATTGGTCTAGCCACGCTAAATTTAAGAATGAGGCTAACAAAGTAGCAACTGTATACAATCGTGAAGCTAAAGTAAGAAAAGTGTTACCTTGGCTTAAAGAAATGGCTACCCAGAAAGCAGCTTAAATAAATAAGGGAGGTTAATAGCCTCCTTTTTTTTTCTATTTAATTACACAAAACATATCAACTATGATATAATGACCTTGTCATTGAGATTTTGATGACAATTTTAACTTAACTAGGAGATTCACATGAGCGTAGAATTAAGAATAGATTCACATGACATTAGTGACATGGACGAAAGACTTGAAAGAGCCTTTGATATTAAAAACGAATGGGGTTCTGAAGCTGTTAGTGGTGAGAGAGATGACAGAATGGCTACAGATAATATGTTTCGTTTTCCGGAAGGAAGTGTACAAGCTGTCTTGCAACGTCAACAAGCTACTATCGAAGACCAACATCAGACAATAGCTATGTTAATTGAAGACATTAAAAAACTTGACGCAACAGTAAGTGAGATTACTAATGCTTTAGATATTGCTGGTAAAAACTTTTTTGCAATAGGTATGAAATCACAGGAGATAAAATAATGCAAATTGATAAAAACACACAAGCTGATTTTGATTGGTTTTCAGACGTGGTTAAGGATGATAGAGGTTCACGTCCACGTGGTGCAGAAGCGGAATGGTTTTGTAACCTTTCTGAAGCTGACAGACAAATAGAAATTCAGCGACATATTGACAGCATTAACGAGATGGAAGTGTTTCTTGAAGCTGAACGCAAAGCTGACATTAAATACTTACAGTCGTTTGGCAAATTTACTGAAAAGCAATTATCTGATTGGGATTGTATTTAATTAAACATTAACTAACTGGGGAGGCACTAGCCTCCCTTTTTTAATCATCCCATTTAATATTTCTTTTACGATGTCCGTTCCAAGCTAACCAACCACCTAATCTAAGTGCATAGTAAGCTAAGTAATTTATAATTTTAAATCCATTAACATCAATACATATATCTCTAAAGAGCTCATCTGCCCATTTTTGAGACTTTTTCTCTGTAGCACCCTTCTTGCCACCTAAACACAGAACTTCGTATTTATATAGGTAATCGTGGCACACAGCACCACTCAAGAGGATGCCCATCGGTGATAATAGAGATTTCATAGGTCGGGGTACTGAAGCTCCATCTAGTATGAACCCTTTGGGAATTTTATAATACGTTGGATGCGTGTTACCTTCATGGGTTATGTGAAATTTCCAGTCCTCAGTAATCTCCCAAGACCTCGTTTTAGTGAGCCATAGTATAATTCCACCTACAAGACCTTTGGATTTAGTCTCCATAGGTACTGGTTTCATGTGTGGCATCTCTTGGTATTCAATTTTTACTGACATATTTTTCTCCTTATTATTTTCCCTTCGCTAATTGAGCTCCAAAATAGAACTCTATTATCATAGTTGCCCAGCCAAAAAGCTCATCCATTTTTACTACTGAACCTGCCTGTACTGTTACGTACTCTACAACATCAGGAGTAATTTGAAATAAACCTAAGAAATTAAACCCTTCTTTAGTAGTTGGTATGACCATTTCAGTATTAAAAATGACTGGTGCAACTTGGGTAAAAATTACAAGAGCTAATATTACCAGTATTATTATTCTTCTGTTCCAAGCTGCCATAGGAGATTCTTTGTCTGCCATTGCCCTAGCTTGATTAATAGAATCATTACGAACCTGTAGGTTCTCAATCATCATTTTTTGTTGTTCTTGTGCAGCCTGACTTTTTAGTGCAAACAATTTAGCAACAAAGCCAAGAGCAATTGGAGCTATGTTTGTAAGAAAACCTATCATAAAAGTTTCATAAGTAATTCAGCAATTCCTATATCGGTTGCTACCATGACAGCAAAGCCTATTAACAATCCTTTACCCATAGACATAAATTTAAGATTCATATTTTTAATCTCTCTTACGTCTTTATAAAGGTCGGCAATCTGCTTCTCGTGTTTATCGAGCTGTTTTTGTTGCAGTGCAGTCATTAGTATTTTTTGACTGGTGGTTTTTTGTTTCTTTTTTTCATAGTATTTCCTATGTTATCAGTTGTTCAATGGATTGTCTAATGACTGTTGTATACGTTTCATTAATTTTTCTTCTGTGTCATCTAATTGTATATCAAATTTGTCAAGCTTGTTATCCATTGTAGTTATACGTACATCAATAGATTGAAGCTTAGAGTCAATCCTGTTTTCTAGATTATATTGTGCTGTACGAAGTCTTGCAAGGTCTTCTTTTAATTCTACTTTTATATCACTAGCTACTTCTTCTACCCTCAGTACATCAACCGAAGTCTTTTCCATAGCTGATTGTATTGCTCCTAAGTCTAAATTTGCGATTCCTTCTACCTTCTGATACATTAAGAACGCACCATAAAGTGAGCCAACTATCGTGGACAGAAGAGCAAATGCACCAACAAGCTGAGTATAAGTAAACCGCAGACCACCTAACTTAATTCTCTTATCAACTAAGCCTTCTATCTCTGCTACCTTATCACCTAAATCAGTTGTCAAATCCATCTCCTTGTTGCATTGATTTTAACAGTTCTATTTCTTGACGCAACTTTTCTACCTCTAGCCTACGTCTTTGTAGCTCAAGCTGATACAAGGTGTTACAGTTGATTCGTTCTCTTGGTGCATCAAGAGGAATAATAATTCTAGCATATACACCTAATTGTTTTGTTTGAGGGTTAAGTGGGTCATCTTTACCGATTAAAGGTGTTACAGCATTGTTTACAATACCAGTTAAACCAACTTCAAAATTTGTACTACCACCTATGCTGTTTTTACAATCAAGGTCTCCAGCTCTAATACTATCTGTACCATGACTAGTACCACTGCTAGGCAATTGTAGGTTTAATGATGTACTGTTAGCAAATGTGTGTGTTGACATTAGCATTAACAGTAACCACTTTATTTGAATTTTGAACATATTCTAGTAGCTACCAAGGTCTTACTCATATCTTTACTCCTTAATTTAGACAATGAACAAACGTACCTAGCATCCTTAATGTTACTTTCTCTGATGTAAACATCAAACTTTACTTCTTTTAAATATCCTAATGGCACAATTTTGTACGCTGTGACAAAAGGTATTGGTGTTTCTAAATCTTCTTTAAATACTCCTATCTCATAATACTCTACATTAGGTCTTTTATTCCATAGCCTAATGTTAGTCTTCTTTATTCCATCTACCCCACTGACTGTCCACTCAGGATAGGTTGGAGTTTGCTCGTGACTATGTACTGTGTAATTAAACAGTAACAAACATAATGCTATTGAGCAACGCATTGAGCTAAAACAACACTTTTGTAAGTGCCTCCCGGAAATGCTCTATTACCACCATATGTTGCAACTGATGTACTCTGTAGCCATACTGCCCCAACAACTGTTAAATCGTATTGTCGCATTGAGCCTGATTCCGTACTAGCAGTTTGGTATCCTGACATCCCAGATTCTCCAGTAGCTTTAACAGTTACAGCACCAGTCCACGTTACATTGTCAGACAATGATGGACTTACAGTAAAGCTAGTAGGATAACTAACCTGTGCATAGTAAGCATTAGCTAGTGTAGTATCAAATCTAATAATAGGCACTTGTCCACCACTACTTGGCAAAGTAGTAAGTGTATAGGAATTTGGGTTTCCATATTTACCCGGCTCTGTAACCGCAATATTGCATCTGGATTCAACTGTACCATCAATATCTGCCGACAAAGCTGGTGTTGCACCAAGTATTAAACTCATTGCTATTAATAGTTTCTTCATTTGTATTGCTCCTCTATCATTTCATTCATTCTCGCATCCTGCGATAAGCTCCTTAATGCTCTCCTATTATCCACGATAGTACCACCTTGTAAAGCTACAGTATCAGGGTAATAATTGTCAGGAACAGAAGACACATAATATTTAGATAAATTAGTTGCTTGATTTAATTGTTGCAATAATATAGATTGTGAAATTTCATTTGCAATAGTTAAAGCATTAGTGGTGTCCGCTAATAAAAACTCTAAAGAATCTTCTTCCTCGTCTTCTTCATTATTTTCTGCTTGGTCATCTTCTGATAAATCTCTGTCTGTTTCTTTTTGTGCCAATTGTACTGATTCATCTTCTAAAGCATCGTAGTCAGGAATGTCAGGTAATTTTGGTGGTTTAGGTTTTACATAACCCGGACAGCTAGGATTAGTTTGTGGGTCAAAGCAAGGGTCAAATCTGTATATGTACCTTACATCAGCACTTTCTATACTACCAGTACCTTCTTGCTTTAGTCTACCATTGCCAAAGACTGCAATAGGTGTGTAAGGCAAAGCTATAGTTCTTCTTATTTCAGTACCGCCTTCTCGTTGTGACCAGTCTTGTTTATCTTGAAAAACGTATCCGCCACCAATCTTGTCGTTTTCTAATGTAACAACATAATCATCTGCTTTGTTTTTAACAGGTGTGTATTTGTACGTTACTCCAGATATGTCCATGCCACCAACAGCGTTAGTGCCGATGTACGAAGTATTCATAAGCCACTCTAAACCATTAAGTGCAGCGTTAGGTGTGTATCCAAATGTGTAGGCTTGTATGCTAGAAGAGCAGAATAGCAGAAGCAACAGCACCCATGACTTTGAGGGCATCATCTCTTTTCTCCTGTGCAGATTTTTCATGTTCACGAGTTTCTACTGGTATTTTGTCTGTATGTACTTCCCAAGCTCTTGCAGCTTCATCACCTATTAGACCTAAGTATGGACAACTTGTTCCAGCCATCCGCATTGCTTCAAATATAGCTGGGTCTTGACATAAAAGACTCACAGAAGCCACCTTCATACCGGCTGAGTAAAGCATCCTTGCCTTCTTTAACAGCAAACAATTTGCCTCTGTGTATGTAGCTCCAAGGCTCAAGGATAAGATTTGAGTGCCTAAAGCACCACTAGATGAGATAGTACATAGGTCTGAGTTATTTCCGCCTACATTTGGAGATATGGCACTTGGCGGTGCAGACTTGACTGTTGTTGTCATGTTGCCATCAGTTGTAACTGTAGACGTAGTGTTTTGTGTAATTGTGCTTTCATCAGCCATAGCTGCAAAAGACAGTATAAGAAACGTAGCTACTATGCCAAAAGCAATTGCGTTGTTTATTTTTTTATTTATCATTGTTTTCTATACTAAATTCAAAAGGCAGTCCTAATACTTCTCTACCATCATACTCTTCAATTTCTTTATCTGCTAATACATAATGCAAAAACACCTGCACACATCTTTTTCCTTCAAATGGTATTCGCCAGTGTTCTAAATCACAACCTCTGTAAACACACATATCACCTTTTTTAAGTAACAAAGGTTTACCTTCCATGTAAATTTCCCATTCATCACCACCTAAAAATAGTGTAGTAGAAATTTCACATTCAGGTCTATCTTTATGTGGAAGTAATTCATCACCACATTTATAAACTCTGCAATATGAATAAGATGGTTTTATTGGTTTACCTACAATTTTTTCTACTTCAGAAAGCATATCAACTAATAATGTTTCCATAGCTATATCAGCATAGTGTACATAAGTGTTTGGAATTTGTTTATCTTCCCAATGTCCAACAACCAAAGAAGGATATTTTAAATATTTATCTCTGTACATAATTGCTACAGCTTGTCTTTTTAATATTAAATAATTGTATAAAAAGTCTGCAAGATTACTTTGTATAGCCTTACGTTTAATTTGATAGCCATTCTTAATCATGTGTAAAACCCTAAAACAATAACTATTCTTTCTTCTGTATCAGTGTGTGTTACATCAGTGTGCTTTACATTTCCAAATACAGCCATTTTATTTGCAACGCTTGAAATTTTTGTTCCATCCTCAAGTTGCGTATAACCATTATTAGTATTCATATAATATGTAGCCACATTAAGATGAATATCTTTTTTGTTCCAATCATGATGCCATCCACCTATTTTTTGTTCGCCTGTGTTGTAATATAGATTTATCTTTGCTCTTAAAAAATGTTGAATATTAAATTCTTTTTCAGCTTTTTTTAAAAGTGGCATTAAACTATCTAATTTAAAACTTTTTAAAGGGTGTTTATCAGAAAATGTATCAATAAAAATATGTGACATTTGATGTTCGTCATATCCAGCTTTACGAACTTTTAAAGCTCTATACCAAGGAAAATCTTGTGATAACACTTCATCATAAAGATTATTAAATTCTTTTTCAGATAAAAAATTTTTAATTTCTTGTACCATTAAAATCCATACCACCCAGTTATAATTTTTTTTTCACTATCATGCGAAACTTGGCTTACATGAGGATGTGTAAAATAAGAAGGCCATATAAGCGTTAAACCTTTTATGCTTGGAGTAATAAGGTTTTGGTCAGGAAATTCAGTACCAGCATTTTCTAAAGTATCTAAATACGTCATAAAAACTAAATGTCTTTTTCCTGACTCTGGACAGCCTCTATTTTCTATATGCGTTAACTTAAAACCTCCACCCTTTTCATAATGTTGATAATTAAAATATTCTTCAATTTCAAATTTATCTACTTCAGCAGCAAATGGAAACACTTTTATATAATTTTCTAAACAGTCTTGTAAGCAATCTAGGTATTCACCCCAAGGCTTAACTACACTATAAGCATTAATATAAATATCAGTTGAATCTTTTATATCATTCACTGAAGTTTCTTCAGAGCTGTAAATCTTTGCTTTGCCTTTAACTTTGTATTCTTGAAAATCAGGATTATCCCAAAACTTAATTACTTTATTAATTGTTTTCATTGGCATAAACCATCCGCCAATGTGTGTGTCAGTTGGCAGCATATATCGTTTCATTTAAACTTAGCTCCAACTAACCAACCAATTAAAGACATTCTTTTGCCTTTTGTAACAGGTGTAACTCTGTGTGTTAAAAAAGATGGAAAAACAATTACTGAACCTTTTTGTTTCATGTCTATTTTTTCTTGTTTAGTAAATTCTGAATTTTGAATTTGAAAATCACCACCAACATAATCACTTGGTTCAGACAATTGTATTACTACAGAAAGTTTTCTATGATATAACTCATTAGATGTCCATTGAATATCTTGATGCCAATCGTATTTGCCTTTGTATTTTGCATCGTATATAGAAAATTGTAATGCTTGTAATTGATTTATATCAAATCCAAAATTAGCATTGTTTGAAGTAGTACCTAATCTATACACCAGATTAAAAAAATCAGAGTCTTTATATTCGTCAAAGAAAAATACCTTTGACCTTCTATGGTCTGTATCTAATTCAAACTTATTATGATTAGCTAAATCTACTGTACCAAAGTTAAATTGTTTGTTTAAACCTCGTTCAACAATTCCATCTACAGTATCTTTATCGACTTGAGATGTGTAATAAATCCAATCAAATTTCATTGACTTTTCCTTAATTAATTTTACATTTTTATTCTTGCAAAGTTACCCCATTTATTACCCAACCTTCTGTTTTTGGAGAAGCAGAATCAGCATTATAGACAGCTTCATCCCATCCCCAATAACCTAACCCAGCAGGTTTTGCTATAGGTGGTTGCCAATCATTACTACCATCTAATGTCCAAGAGGGAAAAGGTTGTATTCTCAAAAATTCATCTGCTGATGCATCATATTTACCACCAATTTCAGCATAATGTTTTCTTATTTTTTGATTGTATGAAGTCTGTTTGTAAGTACCAGCACCAAACAAAGACACACAGAATGCAATCCCTACTGCTTCTGATTCATTGCCATCACCATCTAAGCAATCAGAGTCTGCTATTACATTTATAGCGGTTACCAAATTATTGTCATCTAATACTGCAAAATGTGCCATATCTACTCCTAATTTTGAAATTTATATCTAAGAATAACAACACCTGAACCACCAGCATAACCAGAATAATTGGCACTTGGTGTGGCAATGCCACCGCCACCGCCACCGCCAGTATTTGCAGAACCACCACTGCCACCAACTGATGGTGCATAAGGAGCACCACCAACTGCTCCAGTACCTCCACCGCCTGAGCCACCAGAACCGGGGTCAGCGTAATTATTATTGTGAGAGTTTCCACCACCACCACCACCAGCTCTTGTAACTGAATCTACACTCCAAGCTGCTCCAGCTCCACCATTACCAGTATTGGTATATGTTCCATCATTTCGACCATTTTGGCCAGCAGCTCCAGCTCCCCCTCCTCCGCCAGACCGAGAATTTGCTCCACCATTTCCACCATTATGTCCTTGACCTGAAATGCCTGAACCGCCTGAAGTCACGCTGCCATTAAACCAACCACCTCCAGCCCCAGAACCGCCACTTCCTCCAGCCATACCTCCACGAGTAGAAGTAATACCCATAGCAGAACTATTTGAACCAGCACCACCAACTGTTACAGTATAATTTTGTGCAGAAGATTCAACTGTTGAGGCTCTCATGCCTCCAGCACCTCCTCCTCCTCCAGACATATTTGAACCATGGCTTCCTATGCCACCTCCAGCAATTACTAAATAATCTACTGTAGCATCTGCTGCTCCTCCTGCTGCGGTATTGACTGCAAAAGTTCCTGAGCTGTTAAAAGTATGAATTTTGTAATTACCAGACGTTGTAATTGTGCCACCAGTAGCACTAATAGGAACATAATTACTTGTGCCTTGAAAATCAGCGTGGACTTGTATTTCTCCACTACTTGGAGCATTACCTTTACTGTAATATTCACTTAAAGCGTGTGGAGCTGAACCACCATACTCTCCAGCAATGTCACCTATACTTAATTGTCCTGTACCTAATGCCATTATTTCTTCTCCAGTTTTTCTACTTTAGCAGTTAGCTCCTTAATTGCTTCTACTAGTAAACCAATTGTTTGGTCATACTGAACAGTTTTGTAAGCTATGCCATCATCGTGTTGTAAAGGTAATTCTGTTTCTGTCACTGCTGAAGGCATTACTTTTTCAACGTCTTGTGCAATAAGTCCAGCAGACTTCTTGTCATCTTTGTTGTAAGTAAAAGTTACACCATTTAACTGACCAACCTTAGATAAAGCATCTGTAATTGGCTCTATGTCGTGCTTTAATCTTTCATCTGAAATAGTAGTTGAGAAAGCAATAACATCATTTTCAACGTGTAATACTCCAGCGTTAGTAAGCCTCATATCTTCAGCACCATCTAAATGAAAACCAATAATAGTAGTATCTAAATTAATATAGTCGTTAGTATCTCTACCAATCTGAGTAACACCTTTTCTCAAGTCACCTAGTGATTCTGATAAATGAGCATTGTCAATTGAGTCATCTGTGTAATGCTCAGAGTTAATTGCATTATCTTGTATGTTAGTACCATCTATACAATCATTAGCTAAATGTGCGTGGTCAATACTTGCATCTACATACTGACTAGAATCTACAGAATTCGCTGCCATCTTGGCTAGAGTAATATTTCCGTTTGTAATATGGTCTGTTTGTATCGAGCCATTCACATATTGGTCTGTATTAACACTATTTGTACTCATCTTAGCTAGAGTAATTTGTGCATCTTGTATGTGTGCGGTTCTTACTGCATCATCAATAATGGCATCTGTGTTTACAGAGTTTGGTGCTAAATGTTCTGCATCAATACTGTCTGCAACAATGTGTTCACTATTTATGACATCATCTCCAATGTTATCTCCATCCACACAATCTGCGGATAAGTGAACATGGTCTATACTACCATCTACATAAGAATCAGAATCTATTGAATTTGCTGCCATCTTAGCTGCTGTAATTGCATCTGCTGCTATAGAAGCTGTACCTACTGTAGTCCAATCTAAAACACCTGAACCATTTGTAAGTAACACCTCATTAGCATTACCATCATCATTAGGAAATACTAGCGTGTAACTAGCATTAGCTGAATGTGGTGGACTTTGTAATTTTATTCCATGAGAATTTTGTGAACAGTTTAATTGTATGTAACCATCTGC